CGTCAATCCACGAACAACGATGGTGGTTATTGGACGAGCTTCGACACCGACCGCGAACCAATGTGGATTGATATCTATCACCGTGTCCGATTGATCGATCATTGGTACCGGCAGGGCAATCAATGGATGTGGTCGCTCCACACCGGGATTGTCGAGCTCATGTCTGGCGTCTCACCGTACGTCAATCAGCGCGGCCAGAGCATTTCGAAATTCAACGCGTTTGCCGCCTTTGTGGATGTTCATGGCGATCATTATGGCATGGTGCGGCGGCTCAAGGGGCCGCAGGATGCCATCAACCAGCATCGTTCCAAGGCGATCCACATCATGAACACCCGCCAGGTGGTGTTGAAAGATGGCTCTGTCGATGATGTGGAAATCACCCGTAGAGAAGCAGCTCGTCCAGATGGGGTCATTGTTTATCGCGGCGATCGGAAAGATCTCGAGTTGGTTTCGCCGGACCAGGAGTTTTTGCAGCAGACGAATTACTACAATGATGCAAAAGCTGAGATCGATACTTACGGGCCGAACCAGCAGTTGATTCAGAATTTTGGGCAGAACGTTTCCGGCCGCGCGGCGAACATGCTGCAGCAGGCTGGCCTGGCCGAGCTCGGGCCGTTCCTGAAAAATTTTAGGATGTGGAAACTCGATCGTTATCGGGCGTGCTGGATGGCGGCGCAGAAATACTGGACCGCGGAGCGGTTCTTGCGGGTGACGGCCGACACCGGCGTGTCGCAATTCCTGCAGGTCAATGGCATGCAGATGAATGAATTTGGCCTGCCGACGCTGGTGAATATGCTTGGTAATATAGACGTCGAAATCCTGATCGACGAAGGCCCGGATAATGAAACCGTCATGGGCGACGTCTTCGATTTGCTGATGGCCATGGCACAGAACCAGATGCCGATCCCGCCGGCGGTGCTGGTCGAGGCCTCGGCGCTGCCGATTACTGCCAAGAAAAAGCTGCAGGGCATGCTCGGCCAGGTCGATCCGGCCAAGCAGCAAATGCAGCAGCTCGTCATGCAGGACAAGGCAGCGGATATCCAGAAAAAGCAGGCCGAAGTCGGCCATATCCAGTCAGGCGCCATGCTGAATGTTGCTAAGGCGCAGACGCAAGGCGCGACCAATCCGGCGGATCCGATCGACACCGCGCAGAAAATTGCAAACATCAACGAGACCAACGCAACGGCCGCCCACAAACGCGCTTCCGCGGCGCAAATTCATCACGGCGCCATGTACCAGCCTCTTCAGGATCTGGCGGACCATGCCCAGCAGGTGGCCGATCGGACGGTGAATACCGCACATCAGAACGCCGACCGCATGGTGGATCATTTCCACCGAACGGCTGATCGCGCCATGGAGCACGCGCACCGCAATGCGGACCGGGCTCAGGAAGCCATTAATTTGCAACAGCAATTGAAGGCACAGCGGGCCGCCGCTCAACAGCAGGGGCCGCCGGGTGGAGGAGAGTGAGATGCAAGCTCATATCGCCGTGAACAATATTTGCTTGAATATGCGTGATTTCTTCCTGTGCGCGGAGAGCAAGGAAGAGATCGACGCGGCAGCGCAGCAGATTGCCAATTACATGAAGGCGCTTGCCAATTTGAAGCCTAACCCGGTGGATCAGCGTCTTTACACCGAAGCGATCAAGGCTTTTGGCAGGGATATACCGCTGAAATAATTCGCCCACCTCGAGCGACATCGAGGCCACGCATGCCGAACGCGACAGGGCGGCACCACGTTTGCGGCACACGAAACGGCCGCGGGAGATGAGATTGAGCGACATCGATCAAGGCAGCCAGGGAGATGCAGAACTATTTCGTGAAGCGACAGACACGTCGACGCTGAAGGATTTCGAGAATCCAAAAATTCCTGTTCCGCCGGCGGAAACGGATCTCAAGACACAGCCTCGAGGCGAGGACGGTCGATTCCAGAAAACGGAAAAGCCCGAACCCGAACCGCCCGGCGGTGGCCAGATTCCATCCGGTCGGTTACGGGAGGAAAGCGACGCGCGTAGGCGCGCCGAGCAGGAAATCCTTGATCTGAGAGCCAAGATTGCGGCGTATGAGGTTCAACGCCAACAGCCGCAACAGCCGGCGCCCAGAAAACTCGACATCTTCGATGACCCATCCGGGTTCGTAAAACAGGAAATGTATCCGGTTTTACAGCAGATGGACGCCCATTATCGCTACCAGATGGAAAAGCAGAGTGTCTCAAACGCTCAGCGGCTCTATGGCAACGAGATGGTCGACCAGGCCTATAACGCGATGGCGTTGGGCTTGCGCAGCGGAGATGCGACAGCGAAAGCGGTCTTGGACAATGCCCAGGTGTCGCATGATCCCTATGGCATGATCACGCAATGGTACATCGATCGGCAAACCTTGAACACGATCGGCGGCGATTTGGAAACCTATAAGAAACAGGTTTTGGCTGAGGCCATGAAAGATCCGGAATACCAACGGCAGGTTTTCAATGCAATGCGCGGCCAAGCCACGCAGCAAGTCGTTCGGCCAGTTCAACAGGTCGCCAATCCTTCACCCACCTATCCACCATCTGTTTCGGATATCGGAGCGGCGGTCGGCGGGGAAGAATTGATACAAGACGCTTCCGACCAGGCTTTATTCCGAGCAGCCGTTTCAGCAAAGCGGCGTCCTACTGGGCTCAGATGAGTCGCGGCGCCGCTAACCCCAAAGGGGTGCGGCCATGCTTACTACCAATCATGTTGCAAATGAACTAATCAAATTCAGAAGGGAAGTTATCTCGGACTTTCTTCGCAGATCTCGTTTTGATCCTTTCATGGGAGATACGAGTACATCTGTCATCGTCAGGCTTGCGGATCTCGAAACCAACGGCAAAGAGATCAATATTCCGCTGGTGAACCAGATGACCGGCCTTGGCGTCGGTGTCGGGACACTGCGCGGCAATGAAGAGATGATGGACAGCTACGGCATGCCGGTATGGGCCGACTGGGCTCGTAACGCCATCGCCAACAACCGCGCAAGCAACAAGGAATCGTCATTCGATGTCCGCAGCACGGCCCGCAATCTGCTGCGCGGCTGGTCGCGGCGCATCATCCGTGATGATCTCGTCGATTGTCTGCTTGCTATTCCGACCGGTACGATCCAGCCGAATCGCTTCACGGCGCCCGGCAACCGGGTGAACGGCATCCGCTGGTCGCAGGCAACTGCGGCACAGCAGAATTCATGGAATGCGGCCAACTCCGACCGCATCATATACGGAACGCGGGCCTTCAACTCGACTGTTTCGACGGCGCTCGCTTCGCTGGTCACTGGCACCGACATGATGACGGCTGCCATGGGCTCGAAGATGAAGCGGCTTGCCAAGCAGACCGGATATGATCCGGTGACGCCTGGCAACTACAACGGCCGGCCAAGAATCACTCCTTGGGAAATTGAAGAACTCGATGAGGAGATGTATGTCGCCTTTGTCGGCGACAATGCCTTTGCATCGCTTCAGGCCGATGCAAACATGTATCAGGCAAACAGAGACGCGAGACAGCGTGAGACGAACGCCACCGGGACAAACCCGATCTTTACCGGCGGCGCTTTGTTATATGATGGAATTTTGTATAAAAATATTCCTGAAATCACCTCTCGCCTGATACTCAATGGTGTCGGTTCTGCCAGCGCCAACGTGGAGCCTGTTTTCCTGTGTGGTCAAGCAGCACTGGCCTATGCCATGGGCCAATTGCCGCGACCTACCACGCTGGAAGACGGCGACTATGAATTTATCTACGGAATTGGCATAGAAGCGCAGTACGGCGTCGCTAAGATTGCAAAGGCCCCTCTTACAACTTCAGGCGCTCCGGCATCAGATCTCGGCAATCTGGTTGATTGGGGCATCGTGACTGGGTTCGTAACCGTGACTTGATATCAGCGCCCCGCCAGCAATGGCGGGGTTTTTCTTTTAACAGAGGAGGCCATTACGATGGCACCACGTCTTGCATATCGGCAACCACAAGCAGGCCCGCAGGGGTTTGCACGCACACGTAAAGTGATTGGCGGAGGAAATCCAACCGCCGGTCCCGGGTTCCCAGCCAGCCCGATTGTTGGCGGATCGGCGGGAAATGCTGCGGATCTCGCCTTGAACGCACAAACAGCGCTGTTCCGGATTCCCAAGGATTTCGTGGTTACGGGATGGTTTGGCCCAGCTATTCCTAAACTTGATACCGGCGCAACTCTTACGTTTTCGATCGGTGACAACGGTAATCAGCTTCAGGCGGCAAACACCGCGCGCTGGCTGTCAGCTTCGAACGTGGGGCAGGCTGGCGGCGCGTTGCCGGCAATCCTGACCACTAATCTCTATTTCCAGTATCTCATGGATACGGATTTGGTGATGACGATCACCGCGGCCGCGGCCGGCGTGCAGGCCAACACGACGCCCATCATCATCTACATGGAAGGATTTATTGCGCCATGAGCATCCGTCGTACCTACCTCGGACAGCAGGCAGGCGGGTACGGCTGGGCACAT